AGACCCCCGACCGCGCCCTGTGCGATGAAAACCTGCGCTGGCTGCAGGCCGTTCTGGCCCAGACCGAGCCTACCATGTGGGCGGCATGGGGCACCCTGATCGAAAAGCGGGACTACCTGCCCGGTCTGATGCGGAAGATGGTGGCCCTGACGCGGGAGCGGAAGATCCCGTGGGTCACCTTTGGCAAGCGCAGCAAAAAGGGGCACCCGCACCACCCGCTGTACCTGCGCAAGGATTCCACCCCGGAGCCCTTTGATGTGGAAAACTATCTGGACACCTGTTTCTGATGTCCGCCCCGACAGGAGGAGAGCTGCTTTGACCGCAGAACAGTATAAGCCCATCTATCATTGGTTCAGCGCCCACCCGACTGTAAAGCGGCTGGTCGTTTTTCTGGATCGGTGGCTGCCGCTGGTGCCCTTTGTGTGCTACCCGGTGCTGCTATACCTGCTGAACGTCCGGCTCTCGCGGCTGTTCCTCACCCAGAAGCAGGCCGCGCTGGACTTTATGGTGCTCATCGCCCGCTCCGTCTTTGTGCCGGGGCTGGTGTTCTGGGGCGGCACGCTGCTGCGCAGTCGGCTGCCCTTCCCCCGCCCCTACGAGCAGCCCGGCTTTACCCCGCTGGTGGCAAAGGAGAGTCGTGGGCATTCCATGCCCTCCCGTCACGCGCTGAGCGCCGCCGTGCTGGCGGCGGTGTGGCTGTATTTCTACCCTGCCGCGGGCTGCGTGATGGTGGGCGTTGCCCTGCTCATCTGCTGCCTGCGGGTGCTTACCGGGGTGCATCATGTGCGGGACGTGGTATGCGGCTTTGCACTGGGCTTTGCGCTGGGCTGTGCCGGAATGTGGCTGCTGTAAGGCCATTCCTACACGCTGGAACGGCCATTTTTGCCCGCAGCGCAAAAAAGTTGAAACTTTTTTCAGATTTTCCTTGACAGAATGCGATGGGTATGGTATTATTTTTCTCGCAGCCTGTGCCGACACAGCGCTGCCGCCATAATGGAACCCATTGGGATAACAACGTGCGCCCGTAGCTCAGGTGGATAGAGCAACTGCCTTCTAAGCAGTGGGCCGGGGGTTCGAGTCCCTTCGGGCGCATCTATGTGGTGCCCATAGCGTAGTCGGTTAACGCGCCAGATTGTGGATCTGGAGACCGTGGGTTCGAGTCCCACTGGGCACCCCACCAAAAAATCCGCTGATGCTTTGCATCGGCGGATTTTTTATTTGGTGGGCGTGCTCAGTGGGACTCGAACAGCACACCATTATTTTCTGCTAAAAAAGCATGTGCAGAACACCTCTGGCCGGAACGGCTCCTGTGTGCTCTGCACATGCTTTTTATTGTTTGGTATCCACCCGAACGGTCAGCGCCTCATCTGCTGCAGGATCTGTGCGATCTCTGCGCTGGAATAGCCATCCTGCCGCAGTGCGGTGCTGATGCTGGTATCGCTCTTGCCCTGGCTGCGCATCAGCATGGCCATGTAGGGCACCGTCACATTCCGGGAGGTGTCGCTGCCCAGACGGGTGGCAGTGCCCGTGCTGCGGCTGGCTGTACCGGAGGACGTACTGCCCGTGCCAGTGCTGCCAGTCTTACTGCCTGCCGCCGTGCTGCCAGCGCGGCTTGCTTTCTGCGCTGCATTGGACTTTTTCAGGTTCCACTCGCCCAGTGCGATGTTCAGCCTCTGGCTTGTGACATCGTTGTTGAATTTCTGCTGGTTGAGTTTGTCCTGATACTCCCGCTCGCTCGTCTCGTTCTCGTAGCGCTGCTGGTTCAGGCTGTCCTGATACTGACGCTCCTGCAGCTGCTGGTTCCACTGAGTGTCCGCACGGTTTGCCTCGTACTGACGGTTGCCGGAGTAGATGTTGTAGCCGGTATTCAGCAGGCCGCTCAGCATGGAGCCAACGCCCGTGGTGCCGCTGAGAACGATCTGCACCGCATCGCCCAGCACACCCAGCACGGTCATCACATTGCTGAACACCTGCTGGCGGCGTGCTGCCTGCTGCTGTTCCTGCGCGGAGTAATAATCGTGCAGGGTGCCCAGCTGGCTCAGATAATCCTGATACTTGCCGTAGTCCTGCGCATAGGCGTTGTTGTATGCTTCGCCCTTCTGCTGCAGCTGAGTGTAGTAGTCCGAGAGCTTGTTGTTGTACTGCTGCTGGGCATCCTGTTCGCTGTTGTTCAGCTGATCCAGCTGGCTCACCAGCTCGTTGCCGCCGCTGGTATACGTATCCAGTGCCAGACTGTACAGCGTGGGGATGGCGCTGCTCAGCGCACCGATCTGCTGCTGATACGCCTGCTGGGCGGCGCTCGTGGCATAGCTGGAGCCATAACCGCCGGTCAGGGCTGCAGCCTGCGCCGCAGCATCTGCGCTGGCGTTGTGGGCGTTCTGCAAATAGTTCTGCTCGTACTGGCGGTAGAGCGGATCCTTGGTGTAGCTGTACTGGAAGCTCTCACGCTGCAGCAGCTGGTTCAAAAGCTGATCGATCCGCTCCTGATAGCTGCTCTGATAATCGCCCGGGCGGTTTGCCTGCCACTCCTTCAGCGCATTTGCAGCATCCGTCACGGTCTGGCTGGGCTTGTAGCTGGAATTTGCCAGCGCGTTTTCCACCTCCGAGCGGCTGTCCAGTCCCGCTGCCGAATAGCCACTCTGCACGGCAGGCTGGCCGCTGCCCTCCGTCTGCGCCTGCACAGCGGCAAGCGCTTCGTCCTTTTTCTTTCTGTTTGCCATATATGATCCTTTCCTTATAAATTCTGCAGTTTCGTGCGCATCTCGTCGGACATGTTCTCAACGTCCAGATTGCTCAGCACATACTGCAGCTGTTCCTGCATCTGGTACAGGTAGCTGCGCAGGGCGCGGGCATCCTCCGGGTCCATGTTCTCGCTGAGCTTGGGCAGGCCGATCTTGTTAATGCCCATCACGCTTGCCATTCGTCACACCTCCCCGCCTGCAATGCCGCCCTTGGCAGCGGCCATTGTTTTTGCAATGCTGCGCAGGGTGATCTGTCCCCTGCCCTTCAGGCGCAGCCGCAGGGTGCCGTGCCTCCGGGGCACGAACGGCAGATCAAAGCTGCGCCGCTTGTCCTGTGCTGTCAGGCTTGCCACCGTCTCCCATGGGCCGCCGTCATAGCTGGCGGCCACCTCCACCGTACTGCTGCACTCGGCATCCAGCCGCAGCGTCAGTCGGGAAAGATACCGGTCCTCGGCCCCGTCCAGCCCAATGTCACCAGTGGTCAGCTCAAAGTTCAGCTTTTCCTCCACACCGTCGGTGGCCTGCCAGTCCGCTTCGCGGCTGGGATCTGCGGCCCACAGTGCCTGCCCGTCCCAAAGATAAAGCTGTCCGCCGGTGCTGGTCATCTCGTAGGAGCACACGTTTTCTTCGCTCCAGAGCGCGCGCTCGGTATCGTACACCAGCAGCCTTGCCGTATTTTCGCCTGCCGCCGTGCGGGCCACATGCAGGTAATAGCGGCCATCCAGCGCACTGCCCACCGCGCTCTGCACATTGGCCAGCCGGCCCGAATCCAACGCGCCGGACACTTTTGTTGGAATGCTGCCGTCCCATGCCATCACACCGTCCGGCGAAAGATAATAGAGCGTCTCGTTCAGCACACACAGGCTGCGCGCCGCGTTTTTGGCAACGCCCCGGCAGCGCAGCGAGGTGAGCTGAAAATCCGAAGGCTTGGAGCCATAGAGCTTGTGCAGTGTGTTCTCCTTAAAGAACAGCGCATAGCCCATGCATGTGGCCGCGCCGGTAAACGCACCATCACTGCCCACCGTCACTGCGTAGCTGTCTGCCGCAATGCCCCGGTAGGAAAACCAGTTGGTGGGGTCGCCTAAGCGGCAGGCATAGATCACGTTTTCCTTGCTGCTGCAGCCCCATACCCGGTTGTCGCACTCGGTAACGTAGTCCAGATCCGGCACGCGGCGTTCCATCCGCACCGGCGTGCTCACCGCAAAGCTGCGTGTCTCCTTGCCGTCCAAGCTGGTCCACTGGGCGCTCTCGGCGCTCTGCACCAGCGTGCCGTAAACATGATCTCCCTCCGGGCTTACCCGCACGCGCAGCCCGTTTTCCAGCACATCGTAAACTACCAGATCCCCGTCCAGCTTTGTCCACATGCCAGCCTGCTGTGCTGCCGTGCCCTGCACGGTCACGGTGTCCCACTGGGCAAATAGCCTCTGCGCGCCCGCCGCTGTGATGCGGCAGTATTCCAGCGGCACTGCCGTCCAGCTGCCGGAGGATGCGCTGTACTCTTCCAGTGTGCTGGTGCTGGCCCATGGGTGCTCCTCGTCCTCCACCTTCAAAAAGAGCTGTCCGTCTACAGGCTTCTCCGGTTCCTCCTTGCCGTAACCGCTCACCTCGTAGGCCTTGCCCGCGGCATCGCAGGGTGCAAACTGCACGCTCTGTCCCTCTGCCTGCCATACAGCTCCCAGTGCCGAAACACTTCCGTCCGCTGTATCAAAGGCTACCTTGTCCGGGAAGATCAGGATTTTTGTACCAATGCCCACCAGTGCCTTTTTGCCGTCGGTCACTGCCTCGGTGCAGGTCACTGGGTTCGCGCCGTCGGCATCCGGCGTGTAGATCAGATCCTTCCCGCAGACGGTCAGCAGCCCGTTCAGGTGATACATGCCGTTCAGCCCGGTCAACTCCCTCAGCTTGCGGCGCGGCTTGCGGGTGCTCAGCGCCGGGAAATCCCGGGCAGAAAAATTCACGCCCGCGCTGTACTCTGCTTCCGAGCAGGCATAGGTCTCGTTCAGCCCGCCGAATACCCGCACAAGACTGCGGCTGTTCTGCAGCTTCGCTCTGTTTGCCAGAACCATGCTCTCACCTCCTTACCAGCGCCACTGGGCACCCGTCAGGGTCGGGTAGCTGCGCCGCAGCCACGCCGCCAGATCTGCCAGCAGACTGTTGTACTGGGCCTGCTCCCCGACGTAGCGCTCGGTCTCACCAAGGGCCGCATCGGTCATGGCACACAGATAATGCGGATTCACCTCCTTTTTAATGGATGTCCATGGCACGTGCAGCGGCGGCCACCGGCAGGGCATTGCCAAGGCCCGCCAGCTTTACCGCCTGCCCGTCCGTCTGCGCAGACGCACCGCCTGCACTGCGGGCCGGTTCGTCAGGCCCGGTGCCCTGCTGGGCGATCACCGCCGCCATCTGTGCCATCTGCTGCTGCATCCTAGCCAGCTGCTGGGCAAGGGTGCCGTTCTGCCGCACCCTCTGGCGCACCTTCTCAATGCCTTCAAAGTCCATCATTTCCAGTGCCGCAAGGGCGGCATCGGCATTTTCCGGCTTGAAAAAGCCCAGCTGATAGCACTCCTTGGCCGTCTCGTTCTGGGAAAGACGGCTGAAGGTGCTCTTCTTGGCGGCGCTCACCACGATGTCAAAGATCGGCTCCCGGCTGCCCAGTTCCACGCCACCCACGCTGCCGCCGGGCACCGCCCGCAGCGCCTGCGCCGAGAAGGGCACGAACCGGCTCTCGCCGCTTTCGCCCACGATGCGGAACACCCGCTGCTCGTCGTAGAACTGGCGCATCAGCTCGATGATGAGATAGCACTGCTTTGCAAAAGCACGGTAGGCGCTCTTGAGCATATCGCGGCTGAGTTTGCTGCCTGCCTCCTGCAAGGCCGCAATGGCGCTGGCTGCGGTCACACCTCCGGCAGTGCCGCCCTGCGTCATGTCCCGGTTGCCGCTGATCTCCTTCAGCTCTTCAATGCGGCTCTGGCGGTAACTCAGGCTGTTGCCCTGCAGGCCCGCCGTCTGCAGCGGACGGAAACTGTCGTCGTTGAGCCGTCCCACCACATGCACGATGTCCCGGCTGAAATCTGCCAGCTCTTCCTCGTTGACCCCTGCCGTGTCGCTGAGCACATACCGCTGCTTTGCACTCAGCAGCACGTTCTCGTCCATGGCATGGTTCATCTTGTCAATGGCCGTCTGGCAGTCCTTCATCACATCGATGTAGCCAAAGCCCGCCGGGCTGTCCTCCTCCACGAACAGCGGGTCAAATACAAAGGGGTACTGCCCGTGGTCGTACAGGCCGCTTTCTGCCAGCGCCGGGTCGTTCTGGCTGGCGTACAGCACCACGCCGTTGCAGAACTTGCAGTAGTGCAGCACCATGCGCCCCGTTTCATCCGGGCGCTTGTAGTACCAGTCTACCACCACGCTCTTGGAGCTGGTGTCCTGCCCTTCATCGTGGATGTACCGGGGCACGTCCAGCACGCTGGCGGTGTGTCCTGCCAGCTGCGGGTACTGCGCGCACAGCCGGGCCGTGTCCTCAAGGCTCAGGCTGAAAAAGTCCGGAGATGCCTGAATATCCG